GGAATATGGGATCTGAGCAATGATTGAGCCAGCTGGTAAGTCGGCGTTGATTTCGATTTCAGTATCACAGTCCAAGAACTGTTCATAGACGAGTGACTTGATATCGAACTGGATTGCTCCAACAGTAGACATATCTGGCGCTCCGATGGGGTTAAGCTGGTGATGTTGTGCCCCGACGATACTGGCTAAGATATCCTCTCCAGAGGACGTCATAGCCGGAACTTGAGCGGTTGGTTGGGGATTTGGTTGGGATGGTAATTCTGCTACACCTTGAGCTCTTGCAGCCTGATTCATCGTAGCAGGCTCAATTGGCATATCCGCATTTGATTTTACCACCAGGTCTTTTAGGGTCTTAGCTCCCCTTAACCATGATTCCGAGAACGATGGCTTTCCTATCATTGCAAAACGAGACTGGAAAGAGTCGAGGTATAGTTGCTTTGCATTTGGTGGTTCTTCGGTTGGGTTAGGTTGGTGCTCTATAGAGGATGCGATATCCTGATGTTTTGCCGTGGCGAGCACCATTAGATTATCCACGATGGTATCCATTTTCGACTCAAATTCAGAGAACAATGGATCTATTGTCACCTCGAATGAGCCGGTGTATGGCTTGCACATTTTATCGAAGTCGATCATTCCGATCGTAGACATATCTGGTTGAGGATGTGGCTGGGATGGTAAATCTTCTGCGTTTGATTTTACCATTAGGTCTTTCAAGGAATCATCTAGCTCCTCAACTAGTGTTTCCTGCTCCTGCTTGCGTATTTTACTAAGGAGTGCAAGCATCTCCTCTCTTAGGTCACGTCCGGGTGTGTAGATCTTGCCATCACATGTTGTGACGGTTTCTATTGGTCTTTCAAAGGACGCAGTCTTTTTCAGCTCCTCTGCTGCCAAGTTCTTAGCAGCTTTCTTGGTGGTAGCTTTACCCTCTGTGGTAAGAAACGCAGTTGGCGTTTCCACTTCGAGGTTACAAATCCACTCACCATCTAGTGGTGTATAGGATTCATCGTAGTGTCCATGTAATTGGTGACGGTTTAGGTAGTCGTTCAACCATGAAGTGGCCATAATGAAATTTTTGTTTGTTTGTTTCGTGTTAGAATTAACAAAATGGATTTTATTTTGATTTATTTGGTTGCCAGTTTCCTGAAAAACTGGCGAATTTTTGAAGCCAAGAACGTACATCTTGAAAAATTCTCTGTAATGGGTGTAGGTGTACATTTCAGGTGTTAGATTATAATGTCTGATTAATTTCAGGCATCGCGCTCTAATCTCGTTGAAGACTGGTTCTGGATGAAGTGATGCTTCAAACAGTGCAACGCTGACGTTTTGATTTATCTTCTCAGGGGTCTCCTCGGTGACATAGAAAAGACTTGTTTCAATCGAGGATCTTTTGAGTGCCGGGTACACGATTCCATCTTTTACTATATACTCCCGG